CGCGTGCTGGTGGCGATATGGCTGCCGCGATTCTCGAGGGCCGGTTCTCGATTGATGACTACATGGAGTCGATCGCTGGTGGCTCAGACACCATCAACGCGGTCGCTGCCGATACGATGACCTGGCGCGAGCAGCTCACAGTCCTCAAGAATCAGGCTGTAGTTGCACTTGAGCCAGCGATCATGAAGCTATTCAATGGCATGGGTAAGCTGATCAATGGCATTAAGCTCCTCGTGAAGTGGACTCGGCGTGAGCTTGGTCCAGCATTTCAAGATTTTATTCGAGTTGTAGTACCTCGGCTGAAAACGTTCTTTGTATTTATGAAAGAGCAGTTCCTCGCCGTGGTTGCAGCGTACCTTATCTACGTCTCGGTGTTGAGAGAAAAATTCACTCAGATTGCTTCCTTCGTTATCTCTGACATTGTGCCGAAGCTCAGAGAGTTTTTTGGATTCATGAAAGATCGCTTTTTCGACGTGGTGTCAGCGTATCTTTCTTACATTTCTTTTTTGAGGGAAAAATTCGCCCAGATCGCAGCCTTTGTTATCTCTGATGTTGTGCCCAAGTTCAAAGAGTTATTTGCCTTTATGCAGGAAAAATTCCAAGAGGTTCTGGCCTTCATTGAGTCTACCGCCATACCTAAGTTCAAGGAATTTGTCGAATTTATAAAGGAAAAATTCACCGAGTTCGTTGAGTTTATTAAGCCGAAGATAAAAGAGTTCGTTGAATTTATGCAGGACCGATTTACTGCGTTTATGGAGCTACTCGATGGCACCATAAAGCCGAAGCTCAGGGAGTTTGTTTCGTTTATGCAGACTAAATTTTCTGAGTTTATGGGTTTTATTGATGGAACCCTCATGCCTAAGCTCAAAGAGTTTGTTGGCTTTATGCAGGACCGATTTGATCAGTTGATAGAGTACTTCCAATCTACTATCGTACCCGCTCTCAAAGATTTCTTTGACCATATGCAGGGCAAATTCGACGACTTTATGGTTTATTTTGATAGCTCCATAAAACCGGCTCTAGAGAATATTAAGACAGCTTTCATCACGGTATTTGAGGCCGTGGTTGGATTTGTTGAGGAACACTGGCCGACGATTCAGCCTATTATCGAAGAGGTGCTCACGGTCGTCAAAGAGACTGTTGAGACGACAATGGGCGTGATCACGGGCATCATTGATGCGCTCATACGCCTCATCGGTGGTGACTTCTCGGGCGCGTGGAAAGTCCTGAGAGAGACCGTGAGTGATGTACTTCATTTCCTCGTTGATCAGTTCATGAGGGTCGGCGAGATGTTCGACAAGGTCATACCGCTACTCTTTGATGTGGGGGTGCTCCTCGCTAAGGCGCTACTCAATGGCCTCAAGACCATCGCGGGCAAGATAGGTAATTGGCTCTTGGATGAGCTGGAGAAAGCGTTCAACAAGCTGATCGACAAGATACCTGTTAGGTGGAGGGCTGGAGTAGAGAAGCTTTTTGGTGGCCTAGGAGCTATCCGAGACGTTGCCGGGACAGCACTCAGTGCTGGGGATATAGCGAAGCAGCGGGCTGAGTCTGCTGGTGGTGTAGCGAGCAGCTTTGCAACTGCATCAGCGGGCTACCGTGACGCTATGATGCTGAGCCGTACAGGCAGGAACACAGAGGGCGATCAGTACATCATCAACATAACTGGCATCATTCCGGACATGGTGGCAGCGGGTGAGAAAGTTACTGAAGCTATCAAAGCCTACAAGGATAACGGCGGCTCAACTGATGATCTGATCGGTGCCTCATAGATGGCATCAGTCGCATATCCCGCAGTGAAGGTATTGGTGAGGTTCGATAAAGGTGCTGAGAATGCTGGTTGGCTGCTCGGCGAGGGTGGTCTGGGCGCTGTACAGCTAGGCTCACCAGATGCAGATAGTGACTACACGGACATCTCAGCTTACGTACAAAGCGTCAACGTCAAGCGAGGGCGCTCTCGTGAGTTGCAGCGGTTTAGTCCCGGACGGTGCAACATACGCCTCGACAACACGACTCGCGTGTTCGACCCCCTCTTCGCTGGAGGAGCCCATTATGGCAATCTGCTCCCCGGTCGCAGGGTCAGGGTATATATCACGCATCCGACAGGCGGAGCGGACCATCGTGTATTTACAGGACAGGTGACGGACTGGGGTCTCTCATACTCTAGTGGTGCTAAAAATGCCACCACGACCCTCTCAGCAACGGATCGCATGGTAGACCTGCAACGTGTGGAGATCAGCAAAACGACCACAGCGGGAACGAGTAACATAGCAGTCAACGAGATACTCAACGCGGGTGGGATCGTCTCACGTTCTATTGATACAGGGGACGAGACCTTCCAAGCGACTGCGTTCGCGGCTGTAACGTGTCTCTCAGCCATGCAGACAGCCGAGGATAGCGAGCAGGGCGCTATGTACGTAGACGTTGATAACGCCGTTGTATGGAAGAGCCGCAACAGTATCTTCAGTGATTCGGCCTCGAACACCTCACAGGCTACGCTCGGCACCGCATCGCTGCCCTTGCTAGACGTTTCACTGGACTATGCAGCTGACTTGATCCGCAACGACGTAAGCCTCACGAGGACCGGCGGATCCGCACAGACGGCTGAGAACTCTGACAGCATCGTTGCGTATGGGAAGCGTTCCTATACCAAAACGGGCCTCATGACGAGCACGGATGCGGCGCTCGATGCTATAGCGGACACGATCCTCATCGTATACAAAGACCCGCGTGTCAGGGTGCAGAAGATCGTCATGGCACCGCAGTCCAATACCAACCTCATGACGGAAGCACTCACCCGCAAGATACGTGACCGAGTCACAGTCCAATTCGCTCCACCGGGCGGTGGAGCTGTGATCAGTCAGGATGGGTACATCGCAGGCATTGAGCATAACCTTACGCCGGGCACGTACACGACGACCTTCACACTTGAATCAACCGAGGGCAACGATATGGCCTTCGTGCTCGGGATTGCTAAACTAGGGACATCGCAGCTTTGGGGCTAGAAGGGTAATAGATCATGGCTTGGACTGATGGGGCCGACAAGTCCACCGGGGACACTATCACTGCGGCTATCTGGAACGGCTATCTGGGAACCGCTGGCTCGATTCAGAAAACTGCCCCAGCGGTGGTGACCACTGCCGGCGACATCGTCTACGCGACGGGCGACAATGCGATTGCGCGGCTTGCCATTGGTGGGACTGAGGGGCATGTGCTATCAGTGTCCAGCGGTGGCGTACCTGAATGGGCCTCGGCTGCTGGCGGAAGCTGGACGTACGAGGGTGGTAACACCACGGAATACACGACTACGAGCACTAGCAATGCGGCACTGGTCACAATCACGTCGCTGAACATTGCGGCTGCCAAGCAGTTGGTAGTCTGCACTCGTTGGCATAGCACTGCGGGTGCGTCAGCGTTCCGTGCAGGCGGGGTAATACAGTTGAACGGGGCCGACTATTCCACAAGTCTCAAGGACGTGGGATACGATAGTGCGTCTGAGATTTCTGAGGGCTTCCTTATCCAGTGGATCAACCCTCGCGAAGCTTCATACAGTGATGGGGGCATGAATTTAGCTGGTGGTGCTTACGGCACTGGTGGCGGGCTATGGGATAATCAACATGGATTGCCGTACAACGCTGGCGGTACGGCGTGGGACACTGAGGCGATCACGTCTATCCAAATCGGGGGACGTGTAGGCAATGCTTCCATCACCCTGAAACTCAAAGGCGTTTACATCTACAGTATCGCGACCAGTTAGGAGTGCCTGATGGCTAACCGTGGGTTCAAAATAAAGTCGCAGGACAAATACTCCGAGCGATTCGACACAACGGACGGTGCCGAGTTTGGCACAACGGATGAGGATGCCGCTGCTGAGGTGGCTGCCGCGCATGGTGTTGATGTAAGCGACATTGAGGTAGTTACAGACTTAGGCGATCCGCGTGGCAGCGAAACTGTAATGATGCAAATCGACTGGTCTGAGGCGAATATGCGTGACCGGCGCACGAAGCGATTGGCTGACTGTGACTGGACGCAATACGCCGACTCACCATTGAGCGATGCTAAGAAAGCAGAATGGGCAGCGTACCGTGCTGCACTTCGTGACATGCCGACGACATCGCCTAATGCAAACGCAGTTGAATGGCCGGTCGAACCTTCCTAGAGGTGATGTTGTTGGTACTTATAGTGCTCATAGTGCGGGACTGGTCCGGTGACGCCCGATAACGCGCTGAGCGATATCGACAGGCGGCTGAGCCGTATCGAGTCTGCCCTCTTGGGCAACTCAAGAGACGGGCTGATCCAGCTTACCGCTCGGATGGATGAGCGAGTGGCTGACCTTGAGGACCGCATGGAAGATGCTGAAACTGAGCACGGAGGACTGATTGCCCGTATCCATACGCTGGGGACGTCAATCGCGCTCCTTGGGTATATGCTATGGGATAACAAGAGCAGGATGTGAGCGATGCCTAACGACTGGATGCCGGGTGTTCGGAAGCAGCCTACGGCTGCGACTTCTGCCCGGACGCTACAACCCGAGGCCGTGGTTTGCCACGTTATCCAAGGGCATCGCACAACGATGGATGCATGGGCTGCCGAGCGTCCCGTGGTACATCAAGCGAGCTACCATTTCGTGATAGACGAGGATGGCACCCCTACCCAATATGCGCCTGTTAGCAGCCGATCATGGCATGCCGGTAGGGTGCCTACTCCCTCATTGGTCACGTGGTCTCGATACCGCAAAAACACGAACCCAAACGACTACACCGTGGGGATCGGTGCTGCTGGTTTCAGTGAAACGTCATGGAGTGACGCGCAGCATGCGAGCTGTGTCACGATACTGCGGTGGCTAAACGAGGAGTGGGGCATGGCTATCGACGACACCACGGTCATCGGCCATCGCGATCTAGATCCGGAATCAAGAAAACACGACCCCGGCCCGAATTTTATGAAGGATTGGCTGATCACTCACACAACCGATCTGCCATTGGATGCCGATGAGCCTGCTGACCCCAACAAACCGCCCCCTCTTGGCCCCTTCGACTCACCGCGATGGGCTGAAGCTTGGGCGCGAGGGGCCACTCCCGTCCGTACCGAGGGCGGGGATCATATTTATGAGATCAAAATAAGGAGTTAACAATGAACAAGAACGTACCAGTACCGCGAACAGCTCAGAAGGGCGTACGTGATCTAGTTGTGATCGCTGTCTCGAGCGGTTTGTTGATGATCGCAGAACAGGCAGGGGACTTTGGGCTGCCTGCTGAGTACACACCCATCATCAGCAGCCTCGCGCTGATGCTGTACCGCACTCTACGTGATCAGGTGGGGAGCACTCCCGACTAAGTTCTGCGTGTGCATTAGGGCACGCTCCCGGCCAAGCAGAACACCCTCCGAGGCTCCACTCGGGGGGTGTTTTGTGTGTGTCCACATTGTGACAGCATTGTGCTACTATGGTGTAGCAAAGAGAGAGAGGAAGGGAACGCAATGGGCGCTAATTGGAATGCAGAACAGTGGAGTGAGACGAAGCGGGTCTCGTACGCGCACCTGACTGATGTCGATTACCCACTTACAGCACGGACGTTGTATGAGGCGTTAGGTGAGGGACTGGGTACTGGTGCCATCCCAGAAAATGGTGAGATCGTAGTGAACAGACAGCCCCTGCTTGGTGCTGCTGATGCACTAGCTCATATGGACATGGTGCAGCGCCTCGAAGTAGTCAGTGAGCGCGTTGACGTCATGCCAAGCTTCTCGCTGGTGCATGAGAACGGAGTGAGCTAAATGACAGCCACCAGCAAAACACTCAGAGGGCCGGTTACCATGCAGCACCTCGCGGGCGAGCGTAGGCGCTATCAGATAAGCCAGACAAGTCTCGCTGAGGCTCTTGGCATGACGAGGGCAAGACTGGCAACACTTGAGACGAGCAATGCTTACGTAATGCCCACTGATCACTTTGCTGATGAGTGGATGAAGGCCGTGCTCCCAGATGACTAACATCACTGAGGAACAAGCACTCGCCCTGCTGGCCGATACATCTGAGCTGCGTAAGCGTATGCGTGACGACAAGAGCGTTGAGTCCAAAGGCACCAAGGCGCTCAAGGACTTCCTCATGGACCACGACATGATCGAACTGATCAATGGTGAGATCGGAATGGCTGCCAAGCTCCAAGAGCGGCAGTCAAGTGGCACGCTTAATTTGAGAGAGTTGGCACGGGATCATCCTGATGTACTCGTGCAGTTGGCCCTAGATGGCGCGTTGAAGGGCGACATCAAGGCTATTGACGATCTGCCTTACGCTGGTGATCTCGTTGATTATCTGCTACCGGGCAAATCGAGTTATGCGTTGGTGTTCAAGTCACTGGTGACAGCGTGACGGCGCTCATCATCATATGCGTCGGCATTGCATCGATTGAACTGGCGCGCCAGTTCATTCAGGGAGCGCTCAATGCCGACGACTAGATATCTCAACAAACGCGGTGACCGCATCCCGTCGGTGACGCAGATACTTGATCACGTGTGGGCAAAACCCGGTCTGGTAGCATGGGCCAATCGAGAAGGATTAAATGGGCGCAGCCACACCGTGGCGCGTGATGCGGCGGCACGAGCCGGGACGCTTGCCCACGAGATCATTCTCTCCAAGATCGGGGGACCAGAGCCAGAGGTGGACAAGTACGCCCGAGGCACCGTAAGCGAGGCTCGTGTCTCTGCTCACCATGCCCGTGACTGGATGGAGCGGCACAAGTGGGAGCCAATCATGGTTGAAGAGTCACTTGTCCATGAAAAGCTCGGCTATGGTGGAACGCCAGACTGGTACGGACGCCTTGATGGCGTGCTCACCGTTCTGGATATCAAGACAGGCAGGAAGTGGCCTGAGCACGCGATACAACTCGCGGGCTATGCTGAGCTGCTGACTGCCCAGAAGCCAGCTCACGCAGTTGATGCCGTGGTGGCGCTATACTGCCCGCGCAAGCTGAGCGGCAAGGCGCAAGATATAAGATGGGAGGGAGAGAAGATAGACCTCATTGCAAAGGCATGGAAGAACTGCCTCACGATGTATGAGCTACGCATGATCATTGGATAACAGAAAAACAGAGAACTGAAAGAGAGAGAATTATGCCATTCAAGGACGTATCGACTACAAGCAACTACCCCAAGATCGAAGGCTCGATCACTGTGGAAGTCCTCGACATCGAGGACGCCGATCCGGGTCAATTCGGAGACCGTATCAAGTGGGTCTTCAAGGTATGGGATGACTATGGCGAAGCCGTCACGTGGCAGGACGGCGAAGAGTATGAGTGGTGGCAGTACACTTCCACCAGCTTGTCCCCTAAGTCAATAGCCGGTAAGTGGGCACAGGCGTTGCTCGGACGTGAGCTTGCTGATGGTGAGCAGGGCGCAGATATCGCCAAAGCGGTCATAGGCAAACGAGCCAACGCCTTCAGCGAAGTCAGCGAGTCCGGGTACAGCTCGATCAAGGCTATGTCACCATCACGCGACACAGCTGAGGCCACCGAGGAAACTGCCGAACTGTTCTAATCATGCCGTGCGGCGGGGTGGGGGTCGAGATCGGAGGGGTCTCGACCCCCGAACACTGTCCCCCGGCGGTTGAGTGGCTTGCCTGAGAGCCACGTTGGATGACTTAGGGGAGACATCCAAGCCGTCGGGGGACGGTGTTCGGGGGACCATCGGAGAGGCTGATTTGAATGGAGCAAGAGAGAGAGCAAGCTGTCCCAGCAGCCATGGATGTATCACTAGCAGCTAAAGAGGCGACAGAACTGGGCATATCTGTCGTGCCTGTGCGTGAGGATGGCTCTAAACGGCCTGATCTCATGGGATGGAAAACGTACCAACAACGTCTACCAGTACAGACTGAGCTGAAAGAGTGGTTTAACAACCTAGACCGCACAGGCGTCGGGTGGGTCATGGGCAGCGTGTCCGGCAACATGGAGTGCCTTGATTTTGACTCCGTGGACGCTTATGACGAGTTTGCTGGACTGATGGAAGCTCATCTATCAGACCTGTGGAGTCGTCTCACCAGATACATTGAGCGAACGCCCAACGGCGTGCATGTGTTCTGGCGCTGTGAGGTCATAGAGGGCAATTTGAAGCTCGCACATGACCCCACTGGCAAGGCCACCATCGAGACTCGTGGCGAGGGAGGCTATGCGCTGGTCAGCCCGTCGCATGGTATGTGCCACCCGTCGGGGAAGCCCTACCGGGCAATAGGCCACATGTCGAATATCGCCACAGTGAGCGCAGATGAGCGCGATACGGTGCTCGCGATGGCTAGGAGCCTCGACAGGGGGGCACGTAAGCCCGATCCACGCCCTAAAAGCCAAGACGTGGACCCAAGCACCGGAGAGCGACCCGGAGACATCTACGCACAGCGTGTGACGTGGGTGGAAGTGCTCGAACCGGCTGGGTGGCGCTGGATATACGACCGTGGGGGTGAGTCATTCTGGCGGCGTCCAAACGCTAAGACCACAGGCATCGATGCAACTACCAATTACGAGGACTCTGACCTTATGTACGTGTTCTCAAGCAGTGCGTACCCATTTCAAACAGAGCGCGGGTATTCCAAGTTCTCGGTGTACGCACTGCTCAATCATGCAGAGGATTATCGGGCTGCTGCGCGAACCCTAGCGAGGGAGGGGTACACTAATGACGTCTCGCCACAGGTCACACCGCTCGAAGCCCCCACGCCAGTCGAAGCGCCCACCCCAGTCGATGCACCCACTCCAGTCGATGCCCCCACGCCCGTCGATGCACCAACACCACTCGATGAGCCAACCTCTGAGCCACTCTCTGAGCCTACAACCGAGCGGTCCATGCGCTCACAGTCGTATCGCTTCGATCACGGGTGGTCAGAGGATGGATTCGTTGGGCGATATATACGCTATGCCTCATCAAAGACAGACGCTCCTCATGAGTACCACGAGGCTGCCGCACTGAGTCTGCTGGCTACCGTTAGCCCGAACGTCCGCACGTACCTCGACTCATGGCCTGACGGCATGGCCGTCAATCTGTACCTGTTGATCGTCGGTGGGACCACGTCTTCCCGTAAAAGCACCAGCCTCGCATTTGCAAGGCGCATGATGTCCAAGATTGACGTGGGTGGCGTGCTGCCCGAACGCATCACACCCGAGGCCATGATTGAGCAGCTCGCTGCCCGGCCACGTACAGGCAGCCTGCTCGTCGGGGATGAGTTCGGGGAAGCCTTAGAGTCCATCCTTAAGCGTGACAATTACCTCAGCGGCCTCAGAGAGCTGTTTCTCGCCCTTTACGGTGACAGGCGGTACAAGTACGCCAGACGCTCAAAACGCATAGCAGGCGGGGGTCAGCAGTCAGACGTGGACGAGGTGGTTGATCCCCACCTGACTATCCTCACAGCGTCCACCGGGTCCATATTCGAGGTGCTCACCTCGAGAGATATTCAGACGGGATTGGTGCCTCGCTTCGGTATTATCTTCCCTCAGTCCCAGCCACCACGGAGACCGATGTATGAGGTCGCTCCGAACACCGAGGAAGATGAGCGGTGGCTTGAGCAATACCTGCAACGGATATACCTGTGGGCTAATGCAGCAGGTGAAACAGGTAAAGATATCAAAGCCAGTTGGAGCGATGGAGCGCTGTTGATATGCGACATCATCAGCGAGCGTATCGAGAAGGAAGAGCACGAGGTCACCGCCCGGCTTGGCCCGATGGCTCTCAAGCTGTCCATGCTTGCGAGCCTGAGCGACACGCCACCCGATAGCGACACCATTGAGATCGAAGAGCAGCACGCTGAGCAGGCCAAGAAGGTCATCGACCGATGGAAGATAGACGCCCTCAGGTTCGAGGACGAGATCGGCGGACTGAGCGCATATCAACGCAAGGCAGAACACACCATCGACCGCATTACGCGGCTCATGCGTGAACGGGGTGGCAGCATCCCCCGATCCGTGGTGGGGCGTACCCTCAAGATTGAGGCACGCCAACTCAATCAACTCGAAGATACGCTCTCCGATAGAGCCATCATCGAGGTGAGTCAGCAGGCAGCCGAGGGCGCTGGTAGACCTGCTAAAGTGTGGCGGCTGCTGTGAGTAGACGCCGACAGGGACAGATTG